ATGTTTACAAATAAGAAATTAATTCGATTTGGTTTATCGTTGTTTGTATTTTTAGGGATAATTAATTTTACAATCAGCTATTTCCAAACATATCTTGAAACAGCAGCAGATATTAAATGGGTAATTCCAGAAATTTGGAAAACTTTTTTGCTAGATGTTCCTCAAGGGATACTTGTTCTTTTAGGCGCAATTGCTTTATATGATTTCACAAAAGAGGCATCAAAAAAAGACGCATCAATCTAAGTGTGTCTTTTTTTAATTAACAATTTCATAGAGAGCTTTGCTGGAGAAATAGAATGAAAAGCCCTAATTAGGGCTTTTTTTGTTGGAATTTCTTAACCGTCATAGAAACCGGTCACTTGGAGGTGTTATAGCGAAAGCCATTTACAGTACAGAAAAATCTAAGCAGCAGACGGAAATATATAGGATATGGCATCATAATTGTTGAGAAATTAATTGAACTTAGTAAGTATGAAGATATGACGCTAGAATTCATATTTTTTAATTTTTATTTATCCCGCTATTTGCCGGGCAGTAAGCCCCCCACCTCAAAATTCAGCGGAAGCAAAGAAGTTAGGTAGGGGATGAACAAAACCCCACTGATTAAAGTTTCACTTTATAAAAATGAGCCCATAGTAAAAATAGGTATATGAACAAGGTGCATCATCTAGTGATAAGTCATACTTTGTTGGTGTACGTATTGAACTTAGTTTATAGTATCGTGTGCTACTTCTACTTAGATTTAACGAACAGAAATATAGGAAAGCGTCGAAAGGTTTAAAGTTAATAAACGGAGGTCATGAAAATGAATCAGTTTCAACAAGAACTACAAGCGTTAAGCCTTAATGATTACCAGTCTGGAAATGTTGTGTATTGGGACCAGCAAAACCAATATCCATATTACTATATTGAAGATGCTGCTCGCCGCTGTGGTGGTTGTGGTCGCTGTGGCGGTTGTGGTCGTTGTGGCGGTTGTGCAGGTCGCTGTGGTGGATTTCGTTGTTTTGGTTGCTTCGGTTGTTTTGGTTGTTTTAGTTGTGGCGGTTGTGGAAGCTGTGGTAGTTGCTCTAATTGTTTTAATGGTACTTCTGATGCTATTGTAATATATGAATATTGACTACGAATATTCATATAAAATATTAGCTTTATATATGTACATGTCGACAAAGAATATAGCACCATCGCTAGTGGATATATTCAATCATTCAAGTAAAAGAGTAACTCGTACCTTACTCTTTGTTCATATAGTATAGGATTGTTAGCGGAAATCCAAGACTCTTTATATTGAGAAATCAAGAAGAATCATCTTAAAGAGTCTTATCTTTTTTTCATACATTAAAGAGAAGCTAGCAAAAGCTAACTACTCGACCCTGGGTATGAAGGGAATAAGAAACTGTACTTTTTTTATAGACAGAATATTTCGTTTTGTTGAAGAGGTGGATATTCGTATTTTTCAATAAACGAAACTATCTATGTAATATTTAAAAGTTTATAAGAGTGAAACGAGGTATAGGTGGTATGGATAAAAAGAATACTAGGGTTGTTAGGGTTTTTATAGCAAGTCCATTTTTTAATGATGAACAACTTAACAGGGTAAAAAGACTAGAAAATGCGCTTAGTAACAATCCTTTTGTTGCAGATATTTTTTCAGCCAGGTTTTATCAACATGAACATTTAACTTTTGGATCTATGGAGTGGAGAACTGCAGTTTTTCATAATGATTTAAAATATTTAAGAAGAGCGGATGTAGTAGTGGTAATTCATGACTTTGTGAATGGATGTGTAGATAGTGGTACGGCTTTTGAAATTGGTTATGCATATGTATTTCAAAAGCCTATTATTTTGATAAAAGAAAAAGAAAGCATACCTAATCTTATGTTAGTCGAAAGCTTACATGCCTATCTGACAAATGTAGAAGATATTGCCACGTATGATTTCATTAATATGCCACGTATTCCATATAAAGGGCCACTGGAGTAAATTGAAGCAGCATAACATTCCTTTTTGTATAGCGCTTTACCTCAACGAATTTCATTTCATTCCCTTTGTAAAGGATAATATCTTTTCCACCATCATTAGAACCAGAAGTAACCTGAACTTTATAACCAAGAGAGCAAAAGAAGTCGGCTACAAAGTATTGAAATTCTCTTGGATCCATTACTTCTAAATGACTTCGCAAAATATTCCTACCTCTTTATAAAAAAGTACTAGATTTTTCTGTTATTTTTTCGCTTGTATAGGCAAACTCCTTCTTTCTAGATTATATACCTTTATCAAGACCACGAGGAATACCGAGTGGAATCAAGGTCATCAAGAGGGAAGAGCGCGCGTATGCGTTGGCAATATTCACATTTGAATGAAACACCTTACCTGTATCCATCAAAAGAATTAAGAATTAAGTATAAGGGTTCTAGTGGAAAAAAGAAACAAATGCAATTGTGGATCACATGGAAAGACATGAGGTTTTCAATAATCGTGAGTATAAAGGTTATTACCGTTTATCAAACGATATAATGGATGATTTATATGAGGATGAAGTGTTTGATTGGGGAGATGTCATCAATGAGTATCAGCCGGTTATGACTTCTAAGGGGTTACAACTTATTCGAAAAGAGGGATTCAAATGACAATCGTAGGTGAAGCGGTAGTGGTATGGACGGCAACTAGCTTGTCAGTAATTACGATGAAGGTCGCAGAAAAAATAGAGAAGAGTGTTCCACGTTAGCTTCCACGTATGACTATGTACACAACGCTAACAGGCTCGTTCTTGTATATTCTACGTTATGTGCTTTTCGTGTTTCTATAAGGGAATACCGATATGGAATTGTAGGACATTTACTGGTATTTGATATAGAACATGTATGGGAGTCTTCCGAAAATAAGGGATATATACCCTTATAAAGGGTATATGGGGAGTTGAGAAAATGCTTGAATTACTACTCGTTCCAGCTGCAGGTTTAACAGTTGCCAGTGAAAACAGAAGCGAAAAAAATAATAGGATAGTGAAAAGAGGTATTGACCATACATATTATGTATGGTCAATACCTCTTTTATAATCTTTTGTAAAATTATTGTAAATCACAAATACAATACGTAACTAATATTGTATAATCTGAATGTAATACATTTATGATTTATAAGGGGGATATGTATGAAAATTTCTTTTAACTTTTATCAGAGTCATGTCATTAATATATAAGTCGGATAAGCGGTATTTGCTTCTCTTTTAAATAATTAAATTATGTGATGATACTTTAGTTTTTTGAGATCAAGAAAAATGAAGAAAGGAAGTAATCATTTTATGGAAAAATTAAAGTTGTTAACATTTGAAAATATAGTAGAGCCCCTTTTAAATGAAAAGGTATCATTTATATACTTTCCTATTGAATGGCTGGACATCGTAGAGATACATTATAAGACGTTTTTATTAACGAGTAAGTTGAAACGTTTGAATGAAAGATTATATGATATGTTTTCGGATATATTGTTTATTCAGCATAATCCGTACGTATTAAATGAAAATATACCATGGATTGTATCAAAAGAACCTATTAAACAAGAGCAACTCGATTATATTTTTCAAAGTTGGTATGAGATTATTCATGATTGGAAGCCAAATAGATTAGTAGAACCACCAAAATATGAATGGCAATCCGATTTGATTTCTAATTTGCCAGTACTACATGATAATGAAACGTATTCTAAGTGGGTACCCGCTTTAATCTCACATATTTTTTGTGAGCGTCCTATATATTTAGAAAATACAAATGAAGAAGAAATCTATTTTTCTCCTCTTAGATCACAAAATATTTGTGAGGCGATGTCAGAGCCGATAAAAGATGAAAAAACACAAGATTTTTTCTCCTATGTATATCGATTCCAATGCATAACCCGCGGTGGTGAGAACGCTCCATTATTAAATATTTCAATAGGGATTCGGAGATTTTATCAAGAATATAAGATGATAGGTCAAACAAACCTTGATATGACAACGTTTGTTTGACTTTTTTTGATGAAATGCAAACATTTTGCAAACATAGGTTATCCAAAGATACTTTTACCGAAGTTTTTAACCGCTTCTTCCTGCATGTTCGGTAAAACATGAGAATAGACACTTAATGTCATTGAAATATCTGTATGACCTAATCTCTCACTGATGATTTTAGGGTTAACTCCTTGTTTCAACAGTATAGTTGCGTGTGTATGTCTTAAATCATGGAATTTAATTTCTTTTATACCTACTTTGTGTGTCGCCCTAATAAAACTTTTTCTGAAATGTGCTCTTTTTATGATTCTTCCAAACTCATCACAATTTATTAAATCTTGATCTAGATAAGCAGAACCAAACCTTAATTTCTCTTTATTAATTAAAGTCTTATGTTTTTTTAAGGCTACTATTGTTTCATTAGGTACAGGAATTGTGCGTTTTGACGAATTTGTTTTTGCAGTTTTTTTGATTTTATTGTCATGACCAGATGTTTGATTTATTGTAACGGTATGTTTTTCAAAATCAATGTCCTGCCATCGTAAACCTAGGACTTCTCCCAGACGCATACCTGTAGTTATTGCAAGTAGATACCCAATGTGATATCGTGATTCTTGTGAATGAGATAAAAATTTTTTTACTTCTTCCTCTGTCCAAGTCTGGATAGGGGTTTTTTCTTTTTTAGGTATCTCAGCAAAATCTGCTGGATTTCGAGAAATAATATTTTGTTTTACAGCTAGGTTTAAAGCACTCTTTAAAATTCTATGCATAAGTAGAATGGAGTTATTTGTAATCCCTTTATCTATCGCAGTCTTATAGCACTTTTGAATGTGCATAACATTTAATTTATGGAGTGCGACCATTCCTATACTAGGTATAACATGTTGGTTGATAAATGCCCTATAGCCAGCAAAGGTACTCTTTTGTATACTCATACTTTTAATTTCTAGCCAATGATTTAGGTACTCTTTTAGCGTAACTTTAGATGGCTCTATAAAAGTTCCTTCATTCAACTCTGTAATTTTCTTTGCCACATCAGCCTGTGCTTCTTTTTTTGTCTTATACCCAGAAAACCACTTCTGTCTTCTTTTTCCTGTCTCTGGATCAGGCCCGATATCAATAACAATACAATACTTATTTCCTCTTTTTCGAATATGTCCTTTCACTTAAAACACTCCTTCATTTGTTTTGAATCATGTTGTATAAGTCTAGTTGTAATTTTGCTGCTATGAAAATTACATGTTTGGACATATCAGCGATGGTTATATTTTACCATATCAGCGCGAATTGAGATGTGTAAAAAGATAGTTAGGTTTCGAATTTTCGGATTATTCATTTTAGAGGGTATATAGAATTTGATATGTGGTATATCAATAGCATTTTATTTTAGATTTTGCAAAAGAAACATATAAGGAGTTATAAAAATTATGATTAAAAACTTAATGGATTTGTATATTTGTTTTTCGAAACTAATTAATTGTCTGAATAATAAAGTTATATTTTATCAATATAGGTACTTATATTAATGAAATTAACATGTTTACATCATTATATATTTAAAAATGTATAAATTAATTAAAATAATAAACTTAGGAACAGATTGGTGAATTAATAAGGTTTCTATTGGATAATCATAAATTATTTATTAGTTTTCAAATAAAAAAATATTAAGTTATAAATTTCTCAAGTTATTTTTGTAATAAATTATTTTCTATTGATGAATAGTAAATATGAATTCAAATAAAAGGAGTGATTTTTATGGCAAACATGTATGGTCCAGACCAAGATCTTCCATTACACTTGGGGTACACTAAAACAGTATCCGTACCTAAAGGATATAAGGCGCATTTTAGTTTTGAAAAAGAGGCTGCATGGGAACAAGCGATTTGTATTTATTACAATAATGGTGAATCTGAATATGAACAAGTAGCTGAAAAAGGTACTTATACACCATTACGAGATATGAATGATTGGGAAACACCTGTCAATCATTCTGAGCGAGATAAAGAATATATAGTCTCAGGCTGGTATAAACATGGAGGTTGGAATCAAAGTCCATGTCGAGAGAGACAACGACCTGGTAATAGTAATGAAATTGGATTTAATGACGGTGGTAATGATTCTGATTATAATGATATTGTAGCAATCTATCGTTTAGAGCAAGAATAAAATAATTTTCTAATACGCAGACTTTCTTTTTAAGAAGGTCTGCTGTTTCTGTTGTTCAACTAAACAGAGAACTTTAAAGGTTTAGAATATATGAGCCAAAAGAATTGTATATTAGAATAAAAAAAGGAGAAAGGTGGTAGTACACTTCAAATAATAAAGAGGTTGGTTCTGGTAGGAGATACATACTCAGGGGACAAGAAAACAAAATGAAAAATAATTTTAAACTTAGAAATGAATTCATTTTATAATTAAGGGTTTTATTATCATAAGGCTTTTTTTGCTTTTAATTATATAAGCTGTTCAAAATGAATACTTATATAATTAAATCTAAATACTGTTTCTCTGCACAAGAACTAGCAAATCATGAAATGAAATATTACTGCTTTATAATATAAAAGAATACTGTGTTATATTAATTATTAAACTTTCTCAATATTTTTCATAATATTACATGTCTGAATTTCTTAATTTTTGTGATATTATGAAAATAGAAAAATGGACCTAAAAAAGACCCATGACTGTGTAAGTGGTGCTGCAACACCCTTATACTGTCTCCCTAACCACAGTAGGGAAAACACTTGTCATAAGTCTTCGTACATTAGTATAACACACAACTTAGATATAATGACACGTTTCTCTGTAAATGTAAAGAACTAGGGGTGACGTGTCTTTTGTCCATAAAGGAGGACAAAAATTGTGCAAGTTTTATTGGATTTTAACAATATGCAAGAAAGTCTAAAATCATCCGGTTATACAAATAGGAAGTTAGCGACGCGTTTTAAAGTAACACACACTACTGTAAATGGTTATTTTAATAAAAAAGCTAAATTTGATTTTATGCACTTTGTAGATGCACTTAGGTTATATAAACCTAAAGATATTAAGTTTAGAAGAGGCTGCATCAAAGAGTGTATACCAACACTTTCACACAAAAATTTAAAATTGGCATTAGAAGTGTTAGATATGTTTGGAGAATATGAACTTCAAGATATGATCATACAACAGATAAATAAATATAAGAGCAGCCAAACAGAAAATGAAAAAGAAAAGAAAAAAAGTATTTCGAAAACAGTACGAATAAACTTAAACTTGGTTCCTTTATACCAAACATTGCGAGAAAGAAGCGAAAATACGATTTCTCCTAAGATGTTCTTTGAGAGAGTCGATAGAATGAGAAAAAATCAAAGATATACTGATAATGAACTTGTAATAATATCAATTCTAAACACAATATATTCTTTTTTTGATTTAGGTAATTACAAGATGGTTAATGAATATATTCAACAATTATTACCTGACATTACAAAAATTAAATGTCACACTTTAAGAGATTCATTTTTGCTAAGAATAAAGGAAATGGAAATTTTTATAACGCTTCATGAAAATAAGTTAGGAGAATCTCGTCAATTATGTTTTGATTTAATAAACGATGAGGGAAATTGTTATGTCAGTACTAAGGCTGTAGCGTATTGTAAAATTGGAGAAAGTTATGTTTTCTCTGATTATCAGAAAGCTAAAGAGTATATGGAAAAGTCATTAAAAGTTATTGGTAATCCAGTTAATAAGAAACTAGAAATAAGAAGAGAAAAAGTACTTAATACAATGTTATTTTTAAGAATATACCATAAGAAAGATTTACATACTATTAACTTTGAAGATTTAGATGAGGCCGAGAGAGCTTTTTTATATGTAAGGTTAGGTGAGAATGAAAAAGCAATTGAAATTTTACAGACCTTAAAAAGTAACAATGGATATTTTAGTAGTTTTCAATTGTACTATATGGGGCTCGCGATTGGAGGGAAAGAAGGGAAAAAATACTTAGAATTATCACTAGAAAGTTTTTCTAAATCAGGTGATTTTTTCTATATGTTTCTACCAAAGGAAGCATTGAAATGTTATAATTGAACTATACATAAAAGGTGGTGAAGCACTTGAAAAATGAGCTTGTAAAAGTAGTTTTATCTATTACAACTGTAGTTTGTCTTTCTATCACAGCTTTTCAAGTGACAGAAAAAGATAAAGTACAAAGCGCTAAAGAACAAAAAACAACTTTATACATGATTGATCCAGGTCCTGGAGGCGGCTAATTATATAAATACAAGAAATGACACTATCTATTAGATAGTGTCATTTCTGCTTTAAAGGGAATGGAAACATTTTGACTGGCACGACAAAAACTTTCCACTTTTAGAAAGTCCACATATAAATAATAGGTTGTAAGGGGGAACTAGTAGTGACAAAAGAAGAAATTGTAATGCTATTCTTAGATACGGTAAAGGAATTCGCTCCTGAAAAATTAGAGGAATATATTGCAGATATTAAAAAAAATAGCCTATCCTAATTCGAGAGGCTATTTTTCCGTTTTTTTATGATGTTTATTCAGGGCTTGAGCGATAGCTAACATCTGGTCTAATGCCATATCTTCTTTATCTTTTGGAAGAGGTTCTAGCCATGCCATAATTTCTTTAAATTTCTCGTATTTATTATCATCATGGTTTGCAACGTTATTTTCCCCATATAAGTAGTTCACAGGAACGGCAAACCTTTTTGCTATTTTTTCTATTGTCTCACGACTCGGAAAGGCTTTTCCATTTTCAAATTTTGAAACGGTGCCCTTAGTAAGATCTAATTCTTTGCCAAATTGTTCTTGGTTCATTTTATGTTCTAAACGAATTTGTTTTATTCTATCTTTCATATCCATAAAAAAACTCCCCTTATTAAGACTTTACGATACTCCTAAATCCTATTAAGTTTATTATAAAGTTTCCTGACAAGAAACGTAAAGAACAAAAAAGTTTCCTATTCTGAAATTTTTTATAAAAAACACTTGATGTTTCATACAATGAAACATATAATGAATTTGTAAGCATCAGAAGGGAGTGATCAGATGCAAACCGATACACCTAAAACAGAACTTCAAAAAGCATTTGAAGAATCTGGACTTAAATATCATGAACTAGCTAAAAGAGTAGGGATATCAAAGTCATACTGCTATAAAATAATTAATTGGAATTTAAGGGTTTACTATGATGTAGCAGTTAATATATCTAAAGTATTGGGAAAGGAAACAACGATATTATTTAAAGACCAAGAAAAAAATTTTAAATAGAAAGTTTCATTATATGAAACTTTCTTGAGAGGAGTGAAATAAAATGAGTTTAGAACAATTTATTAAAGAATCTATTCGTGAAATTGTAAGAGATGAAATCAGATCAGCAATAGCCGACCTACAACAACAATCACAACCAAATAAGGTTATGCGAGTGAAAGAAGCCGCAGCTTACCTCAATATTGCTGTTTGCAGAATGTATGAATTAGCAAATTATCCTAGGTTTCCAGTAATAAGAGAAGGGCGGAAACTACTTTTTCTGCAAAAGGATTTAGAAGCTTGGCTTGAAGCACAAAAGGAGATGATTTAGTGGAAGAAACAACATCATTAGTTATATTTGCAATGTTTATCGCAAGTACTGCATGGTTGCTTTACATTACTTACGAACCAATAAAACAATGGGCTTGGAGTGACGTAAAACAAAATAAAAAGACCCACGGCAATGGGTCCTTTTCAAAAAAATAAGTTGTTCTAAGTATACCACGGAAAGTAGGGAAATAGTACATGGATTTAATCGAATATCAAGTGCGATTACCTAATAAGTTTTGGGACTTAGCAAAATGCAAAGATGAATTAAAACAGATGATACAGTAATATTTCAGTGTTTGTTATCTTCATTATAGAATTCAACAAATTATCAAAAGCGGACGAGCATATATTGCAATTTGTACTAGGAGGTAAAAAGATGGCGATATTTAGACAAGTACACACTTCATTTTGGAATGATGTGAAAGTGCAAGAAGATTTCACACCAGAAGATAAGTACTTTTTCTTATATTTATTAACTAATCCACAAACTAAACAAATTGGTGTGTATCAAATAACAAAAAAACAAATGGCTTTTGAAACAGGTTATTCACATGAAACTATAAAGGTTTTGATGCAACGTTTTGAAGACTATCACAAGATAATAAAATACGATAATGAAACCAGAGAATTAGTCATTTTTAATTGGGGGAAATACAACCTGAAAAAAGCTGGAAAACCAGTTGAAGATTTAATAAAGAAAGAATTAAAAGAAGTAAAAAATATATCTTTGTTGATTCCAATCTGCAAACATATAGAGCAAAAGTCCGTAAAAAAGCTAATTGAAACGTTTATTCACGACTCGTATAACGATACGTTAACGAACCGTGGCACGAGTCGGGGACAAGAAGAAGAACAAGAAAAAGAAAAAGAAAAAGAAATAGAACAAGAAGAAAAAGAAGGACCTTTAGTAGTAGAAAATTTCGCAATCGATTTTTATATGAAAAATTTCGGACATATCTCTCCATTCATGGGAGAAGAAATTAATCAATGGATAGATGAACTTAATCAAATGTTAGTAGTTGAAGCGATGAAAATCACTTTAGCAAACAATAAACGTAATTGGTCTTATACAAAAGGAATTCTAAAAGATTGGCATCAACAAGGCTTTAAAACAATTCAAGATGTAGAAGCAGCACAAGCAGCATTTCGAAGACAACAGCAAAGTAAAAAACGTACTGGTAAAGGTTATGTTAATCGAACTGAAGCTGTACCAGATTGGTTACATCAACAGAAAGAACCTGAACCAGTGCAACAACAACCACAGCAAACTCAAAGTGATGACCTCGAGGATAATAAGAAACGTTTGGATGAGATTCTAAAAAAATATAAAAATACTAAAGGAGAGTAAGGTATGAAAAACACAGGCGTTGTAAGAAAAGTGGACGAGTTAGGTCGTGTAGTAATTCCAGTAGAGTTACGCAGAACTTTAGGGATTATCGAAGGAACGACACTAGATTTTCATGTCGAGGGTGGAAACATTGTTCTAAGAAAATATGAAAACTCATGCTTTGTAACGGGTGAAGTTTCTGAAACCAACATAGAGTTGCTAGGTGGCCGAATGTTTTTAAGCAAGGAAGGGGCAATTGAATTACTGGATCTTATTCAGAAGAGTGGGCTGGCACATGCCTAAGCAACTAAACATTTTCGATGTAGAGCCGGCAATTTGTGAGTTCGATGTAATGAAGGCAAATGTGAAGAGAGGAACTGGACGAACTACATATGCTGATGTACGCGTCCAAGTTCCAAAGAATGCAATGTGTACGGATGAATTACCACGCACAACTAAACAAGATGATCGCTATGACATCTTCGAACAATATGTAATGGCAATTTGGAGATTTCAACGAGCTGTAGATAAGTTTTTTAGTTGGGATACAGCGGAAGAGTTATGTAAGGCAGCAAGGGATAAAAAAGAAATAATTCCGGTACGGGTTTATTTAGGAAGTGGTTTTAAACCTGATGTTGTCGAGTACATGCGGTAGTAAAAAGGAGAGGGACATATGAAAAAAATAGAAATTGATGTTAGCAGCAACAAACTTTTAATAGTGAAGGACGGAAATGTAACAGCAGTAGATCCGCCAATGAGTGGGTTCGGTGAGCAAGTTGCGGTTTGGGTAAACGGTAAAGTTGATCGTGTGGATACTAAATTTACTGAAAAGATAAAATAATTATTTTTAGAAAGTAGGTTCGCTTATGAGTGTAGTGAGAAATCATGAAGCGATGAAGGAATCACGTTTGAAGGTATACATCGCTTTAGAAGAAGCTAACTTCATTTGGGATGAAAGAGATGTAGTACGTTTTCGTGAAATGTGGAGTCAAGGTATGAGCTTACCGAAGATGGCCAAAGCGTTAAGGAGACATCAAGCCGAGGTTGCTCTCCTTGTAATAGATCAGGCTGATAAGTATTTAATTGAAAATCGTCCGATAGGATTAGGAATTTGCTAAATAGGAAGGGAAAAACAAAATGAACTTAACTAGAGTATTCGCAATGCAAAAGGTGTTAGATACAAGAATCGTTAAGGAGCATGGATTGGAAGGACAAAATTTATTTTATAATATGATTCTTGCTTTACAGGTTGAAATTGGAGAACTTGCAAATGAAACAAGATGTTTTAAGCATTGGAGCAATAAAAGACCTAGTGAAAGAGAAGTCATTTTAATGGAATATGTAGATGGCTTTCATTTTATAGCTTCATTAGGGAATGGCATCGGATTTAATCCTAATGAATATAGCCTAAAGTTATTAGAACATAATGCAAACGTCTTTACCGCGAGTATGTTAGTCAATCAATTTAACAATGTATATGAAGCTGTTTCGGAATTTCGTGCAACTCAAGATATTGAGATTTATGAAGAGTTGTTGTACTCATTCTTAGGTTTAGGTAAGAAATTAGGATTCACATTTGAAGAAATTGAACAAGGTTATTACAAAAAGAATGAAGTGAACCACCAGCGACAGGATAACGGATATTAAGACCAAATTTGAATTTTGTGCAGAAATGAGGGAATGAAATGAATGAAGCCAAAGCGCCAATAGATGAATGTCCTCATTGTAGTTCTAATAAAGGATATTATACGAAAGTACAAATATCTGGTTCGTCTAATTGGGAATACAATTTCGATGGAAGTGAACGTGATAACGGAGAATTTCATGATTTTCTAAATTATAAGGACAGCAAATTTGCGTATTGTACTGATTGTAATAAAAGAATTTTTAAAATGGCTGATTTATAACAAAAGCGTTATTTAAATAAAAAGAGCGCTAATTGAGAGCGCTCTTATACCTCATTATAACGACAGTGACGAATTCACATTATATAGAAAGGCACTATTATTGTATGTCAGAGTATGAGATTAGTGTATAGATATAGATAAAATCTTTATTTAAAAATTAAAGAGTGGTTTTTAAGGGGCTCTATGACTAAGGGTTATTTTAAATTTTTTATGGTTTTGAAGTATTTAAGCAATGATTTTGTTTAAGACTAAGATATTTTCTCATTAGTAATACCGATTTGTTTCAGTAGACATGGCAATCGCTTTTGTTTCATGAACTGTACCATAGGGATGTTCTGGAGGTGCATATATAGAGTAAATTTTAAGTGGTTTATTCCCCATATTAATTACATTATGCCATTTTCCAGCAGGTATCATAACTGCATAGTCATCATAGACCATTTCTTGAAAATCTAATTTATCTTTGGTATCACCCATTTGAACGAGTCCTTGGCCCTCTTCAATACGTATGAATTGATCAGTTGTAGGGTGTACTTCTAAACCTATGTCATCTCCAACATTAATACTCATTAAAGTCACTTGTAAGTTTTTTCCTGTCCATATAGCGGTGCGGTAAGTATTGTTTTGTTTAGTGGCTTGGTTAATATTCAATACAAATGGTTTAGCTCCATAATCTGTTAATCTAACATTTTCACAATAAGGATTCCGGTTGTGGTTCCAATCATTATTGTTGTAACTGTAATAATAAGGATTCCAAGCGTAAATCCAATTATTATTATTCCAGATGCTATCCATTGGGCTTTGAGATTGATAATAATAAAGTGGAATATGTTGCATATCCAAGCTCCTCTCATAATTTCATCATTTACTTTTTATCCTATGCTGTTGTCTATTTATAGGAATGCAGAGTAAGAGGAAATGGGCAGTAATAAAAAATACAAACAAACGTTTTTATTTTTTCAGGAAAAATAAAAGTAACAAGTTAATAAGGGATGTACTACTGGTATAAAAAACTTAATAAAATAGTTATTTTAATAAAAAACGAGGAAATGAGGGGAGTGAAAGGAAAAGAACCCTTTATATAAAGGGTTCTTCTGGTGATTTAATGTATCAATTACATTCGTGGTAATATTCATCACATGAATCGTTATTATCGTTACAGCATATACAAAATGTTTTTTGAACAAATAAACTAACTACACTATTAGAACCTTCCTGCTTTGTAAGGGTAAGACTTTGAAAATCTTCAACTTGAAATATTTTTGTTTGAACAGGTTGTAATGTAGTAGTAATTGGTACGCTAGATCCTCTTGTTAGAATAGTTACTTGAACGGGTGCACTCATACCGACAACGAATAATTGAATTAATGTTTTATTATGATTGTTTGTAAAATCCTCAAATACAGTTTGTGGAGCGGTGGTTTCAAGGAAAACAGACACAGGTATATTTCCATTTGTATTTTCTGCAAAACCAGCTATCGTATGAGTTTCAATAAAACAGTTGTTTTTTTGATTATTGGAATTCGATTGGTTTTTATAATATTTTTTACCATCTTTATAAAAGTAATCAGCCATATGAATTTAAAGCTCCCTTCTTTTAGATATCTATATAGTCTATTTAATAAAGTGAAGTAGTGCTTGTACAACATAATAAAATCCGCTCTCGTAATTACCTGAAAATGTTATTTAGAAATTAAAGAGCACCATTCAAGGCGCTCTCGGATAAACAATAATATTGAAAAAGAATACCACATTATATTTTATGCATGTTCTTAATAAATGTGCAGTTTTTTAACAAAATCCTTATTTGAAAACAAGAAGCCTTAGAGTTAGGGCTCTAGGGCTTCTTGTTTTGGTATTCTCACATGGTTTTTCAAAAAGAATAGAACATATTGAAGATAACATGTAAATGTTTCATAAATGTATCAAAAAGGTGAACAAAATTGCTATTGCAGAAGAAGCGGAAATGAAGTTTCTAATACGTAAGTACGTGAAAGGTATTATTTCCAGTGGATAAAATGCGCATGGGACACCTAATCATTATTTTATCGGGGGAAAAGAATATGTTATGAACTTGGTTGAATGAAAAAATGAAAATTTTACTTTTAGAGTGAAATTTTCATTTTTTCATTGTACGAGCAAAAATAAAAGAACCCGTTTGTTATAAACGGATTCTTCCCTTAAGGTGTGCAAGGAATACAAGGTAATTGGCCTAGGGAAACCTGTAGAATTCCTTGTGATTATAATGTATGCAAAGGCATCAATAAGGTTAATGAAAATTAAACAAAATCCTTATAAGAATAGAAAAGAGCACCATTAGGGCGTATGGCGCTCTTTGACCAAGAACTATATTGTGTATTTTTTTATAGTCCGTAAAAGTATATGGAAGTTGAAAATAAAGAGTGAAACAAATTTTAAGAAAACCTTTATTTGAAATAAAAAAATGCCCTAGAGAACTAGGGCCAAGATTGAAGTATCATCTTTAAAGTGAAAGTAAAAAGAATGATATGAGGTTATTTTAACATGAATATTTAAATCAAGAAAACACGATATTAATAAAATCGTATTTGAATAGGAAAATACAGCTGAAATGATAAGTATATCTACTGGACATTTCAGCTGGTATTCAATGTTTTAGAAACCAATTTTTTTAAACATCTTAGTATATGTAATTACAAGTACAGCTTGTACAATTACGAATAGTGAACCCATGAACATTTTGTGGTTATGATCTAATGCAGCAAATATTGCCATAGATACTCCAATTAAGATAAAAAGTACACTAAGGAAGGGCGTGATTTTCATTAACACATTAAGTCTTTTATTCATATACGGACCCCCTGTTCTCAATAGATTTAAGTATTAAACGAACTTATAAATATATTTTACTATATTTTTGTTTTTGGATATACAGGGACATATATAAGTACATTAGAAATTTGAACAAAAACGCTATTTTAGTAGAAAACATTAAAAAGGACCCGATTAGGGGTGCGGGTCCTTTTAATGGAACGATAGAACTTTATGGTATTACCAATACATCACCATAAAAGGGAATGAACTTCCAGTATATGAGTGTTGAGAAAACTTTATATAAATACTTCATTTTAGAGCAAAGGGGCGTTGAACAGTGAACGTAAAGGAGTACGTCGTTTATAAAGGTGAATCATTGCTATGTATCGGAACTATACAGGAATGCGCTGATTATATGGGCGTACTTCCTGCGACAGTTCGTTTTTATACAAGGCCAGCGTATCAAAGGAGAATAGCGAATCGGAAGAATGCTAGGAACTATATAACTGTTACAGAACTTGAGGGGGAAGAGTAATGAAATTACAGGATGTAAAAGAAGATAAATCACTTTGGGAAAAGATGAATGTTGAAGGTGTTGGTAAAGTCCTTTTGGTTGAAGAGAGTTACTATGACGGGATTGTAGAATGCATTGAAAAAACAAGTACGATTCAGATGAACTTTTATAAAGTGATGTTTGCATTCGGTGAACATATTAAAGTCATTAGAGCAAAGAATCGATTTGAAGCGGTTGGCTATTACTTAATGGATGTTATGAAGTATGGAGATATACATGATCTTGTTGTTGAGAAAATGGAGCCAACTGAAAAAATCGAGTGGGAATGTATCGGATTTCCTGTTTATAAAACATTAGAGGAAATTTATAAGGAAAAAGAAACGATTTGGTCTGATGATACTCCATGCGTTGTAGTCGGATTAGAAAACTAAACAAAAATTTCATTTTGTGGAAATAAAAAACCCTAGTTTCCTAGGGTAATGGTATAACAGCCAAATATATTTTATTCTTTTATATCGTAACTTAATATTACGTTAAAAACATCAGGTAAGTGTAACCAATTGCAGAAAATAAAAGAGCAGCTAGCAAAAGCTAACTGCTCGGTTCTCCAAGGGGGAACAAGGAGAAAGTAACTTAATGGGTTGTCTACAGTATTGACGGAATATTGAGTTTTATTCACGAGGAACGATGTTTAACTTAATGCATAGCCAACGATTAAAGTTAGTGTTAAAAACACTGATAATAAAAGTGTTAGTAGAACTGTCGCTATGCTTCTAAGCATAGCAACCCAATTATCTATTTTAGAAAATCCTTTCATACCAGCAAAAAAAGTTCCTATTGTTAAAACTAGTAAAAAAAATAAAGGGTGGATAGGTAGCGAATTCATAATAAACATTTTCGTTTCAGATGAGGCTATCGAACCAATTTCAAGATATAAGAGGAATAAACCAATGCAAATAAAAGAAAAAATAAAGGACCATAGATTAATGTTATATTTCATTGCTTTCTCCTATATAATTAAAATATTTACATTTGATTTTACTGGAAAATTAAAGAAAAAGATAGCGATTATAAATTGAAATAAATTTTTTAACAAAATAATCCTTTGGTAAGAATATTAGAAGGTTGATTATGGGATTTCTTAAACTATAGTATTATAATGTGTTTGTGGAATGTTTTTCTAAATTAATTAAAAAGGGGAAAATATATATGGATCTATTTAATTTAGAAGTAAAAGAGAGTATGTTGCATTCGAATTTTAAGTATGTAGAAAAGGATGCAGATTTGAGAGAAGTTTTGAACAGTTGGTCTATTGGATTTGAAGATCGTGATAATAAATTTGTAAAAGAGTTTCAAACAACGTTTAATTCATCATTTTGGGAACTATATTTACATGCTTGCTTTAAGAATTTAGGCTTCAAAATTGATTATTCACATCATGCACCAGATTTCTATTTGAAATCTAGAAGAACTAAAGCGGAAATATTAGTTGAAGCAGTTGCGACTAACAATCCTAGAGAAGGATTGCCGGAACATGAAAGATTGGGAGAACTAATACGGCTATATGAGGCAGGCGATAATAGAGAAGAAATACATAGTGAAATTGTACATTTAGCAACGGAGAGAATATCAAGTAGTATAAAAACAAAATCTGAAAAATATGAAAATAGTTATTCGAAAATGGAACATGTGCAAGGAAAACCATTTATTTTAGCTGTAGGGAGCTTTGAACAACCACTTTCGTCTCTGCAGGGAACGGCAGCTATTCAAAGAGTTTTATATGGTTTGACAAAAGCGGAATACATAGATTCAAAACCGCATTTTGAGTATACAGATCATATTTTAAAGAAAGGTAGAAATGCACAAATACCTGTAGGAATATTTAATGATAATAAGTATAGCTATATTAGTGGTATATTATTTAATCCCGTAGCATCTTCTGGGAAAGCACGAGCTTTATCGCTTAATAAACATAAGGATATTATATTTGAAACACGAAACTATAATAATTATGATACTGAAGCAATACTGTATACGGTTTCGCAGACTAAGTATAAAGAATCTTTATTGGATGGCACAAGTCTTTATCTGAATCCCTATGCGGAAAATCCTATTAATATTAAAGACTTTGATAATCCTGATATAGCTATAAATTTTGATAAAGAGAACGTTAAAATGAAACATAATTTTTTATTTTCTAGAACAGTTATAAATGTAAAAGGTGAAAGTAAAGATACTCAATTGATTTAGTAGAAGATGTATTAAGGTAAATATTCAAGTCCGGCTAGAAAACTAGAGGACACCAATTCATTAAAGCAGCAATTAAAGCTGTTTTAGGAATAGGTGTCCTTTTTATTTTAAAAAGGGAGATGGGGAAATGAAGAGGTTAAGAGATCAATTACGTGAATGGAAAAAGCAATCAAATAAAACAAAGAAGAAAAAACGAAAAGAGAAATTTAACACTCGTGAAATTGAAGAGTTAATGGGGATGCATAGACCTTGTTATGAACGAAGACGTGGAGCAATAAGACAAATGTAATCTAAAAATAAAAAGGAGTGGTCTTACATGACTAAACAATTATCTTTCTTACCAAAAATTGATAGAACAGCGACACAAGAGGAATTAGAAGGTGTGTTGGAAAGCGTACGTATACATAGACAATTTGGGATGATGCGTAAAGAAATGAAAGTTACTCCTTCTTATGAAGTACGGGAGCATGGTCCTACACAAACAGTTGGAAAACCATTGGAAGATGTTGCTATAGCAAATATTCAACAAAGCGAACGAGAAGATTGGCTTGAGAAAATGTCATTACGTATTGATCAGTTTCTAAATCGATTAGGAAACGGACGTGCAGGAAGCATTCAAAGAGATATTATTTATAAACGTTATTTAGAAGAAGAGGACGTATGTGATTACATAGTTTATAACGAAATAGGGATGTCAGAGCGTACTTATCGACGTTGGAAGTCTAAAGCGTTTTATAAGCTTGCTTTTGCACTTGGATTAGAAGTTTACGAGACAGAAGAAACGGGAGGTAATGAATAATGAATTTTGTTCAACCGATACGTGATCCGGAGCAAATACAGCAGTTAAAAGATTATTTTAAGGAAAAGAGTTTACGTAATTACATTCTCTTCATTATGGGAATCAATACAGGCCTGAGAATCTCGGACATTTTGAAATTGAAGGTAGGAGATGTCAAAGGTAGTCATATATCTATGAGGGAAAAGAAAACAGGGAAACAGAAACGAATACAAATTACTGTAGCACTGAAAAGAGAACTTAAATGGTTTATTGAAAAAAGAGAAGATAATGAGTACCTATTACAAAGTAGACAAGGTAGGAACCGTCCGATTGGTCGTAGCATGGCATATAAGATATTAAGTGGAGCAGCGGCAGAATTCGGATTAGATGAAATAGGCACACATACCTTGAGAAAGACATACGGGTATCACATGTACATGCAAACGAAAAACATAGCATTACTCATGGAGATATTCAATCACTCGTCAGAGAAGGTCACACTACGTTATATAGGTGTAAACCAAGATGCAATGGATAAAGCAATGACTAGGTTTAAAATCTAATCACCGCTTATTTTTTTAAAGTCTAGGGGTATTATAGCATTTTTGAAAAAACTCAAGCTAAGAGTATGCAAGATTTTATACAGTTCTAGTAACAAACAAGAACCCTAAAACCGCGCTAGGATAGGAGTGTATAAAAAATGTATAGATCCATAGAATAAAAAAGAAGGTTCCTTAAATTTTAGTACTTTATATACAACTTGTACAATAGATTGGTTATATATGGATTTTTATAATTGAAAAGGGGTCGATTAAATGGCTATAAATGAAAATTGTACAGGTAATAATTGTATTGCTATAACAGGAACTTCTACTGGTGAAGACAGTAAAGGTATAATCGGAAAAGCAAACGGTCAAAGAACTTACGGTGTTGTTGGTTATGGGGAAGCAGTTGGTGTACAAGGCGAAGGCACAACTTGGCATGGAGTTGTCGGATTAAGCAAAAGTACAATCGGTGGATTTGGTGTATATGGTGCAAATACAGCAGGGGGATCTGGTGTAGTTGGTGAAAGTAAAGGTTGGCATGCTGTTGGAGGATTTAGTCAAAGTACAACCGGAGGAGCCGGCGTTTATGGAAAAGGTAAAGGTACAGGTGTTATTGGTGAAGGAGAAACATATGGCATTGTTGGTATAATCCCAGGTACACAAGGTACTATAAGCGATGCTGCTATATTAGGTGAAAGTAAAGGTGATTATGGCTATGGAATAAAAGGTAAAAGTAATAACGTTGCAATTTCAGCAGAAAGTACTAAAAGTACTGCTCTTATAGCTACAACTCGAGGTAGAGATGTATCAGCCTTAATTGTTAACCAATGGGGAACTGGAAATATCATCATCGGAAGAGATAATAGAAATGCTGAAGTTTTTAGAGTTCTAAATAACGGTGATGTTCAAGTACGAGGAATAACAATTACAAGTGATAAAAATGAGAAAGAAAATTTCTTAGATGTTAATGTACTTGAAATTTTAGATAAGCTAACAAATATGCCAATTCAATCTTGGAATTATAAAGCAGATTCAAATAACATACGCCATATTGGTCCAACTGCTCAAGATTTTAAAACTGCCTTTGGATTAAATGGAGATGATCATATACATATCTCAAGTATAGATCTACAAGGGGTTTCTTTGGCTGCTATTCAAGGTTTAAACAAAAAAAATGAAGAACTTAAGATTGAAAATGCTCAACTACATATACGTTTAGCTAATCTTGAAGCACGTCTTTCTAAACTCGAATCTAAAAGTTAAACCAAATTTTAAATTTCTCCACAAAAAAACTAGCTAACTTGCTAGTTTTTTTACTTCTTTTAAACAGATAACGATAATTATGTAAATAAGCTGTCCACATGGGCAGCTTATTTTATTTTTCCGCATAGCGTAGGGTATTTTGCAAAATGCTGGTGGTATCCCTATACAGTTACTCATAAATTTCGTACTGTGTAACTCAAAAGAGAAAGTTAAATGAAATCAATGATACCAAGCGATTCAGCGAAGGGGACAGTTACACACAATATAAGATATGGGTAACTGGGTAAAGAACTTATATGATAAAATTATGATATTAGATATTGAATTGTACTAATTTTATTTTAGGGAGAGTGTTATTTATATGGGAGAAGTAACATGGGATGAGATACTAACCAAAGTCGCACCGATTTCAGGGTTTATCGGAGCAATTATAGCATTAGTAGTCAATACATATTTTACTAATAAGAGTAAAAAAGCAGGGGTAAGACCATATATTGAAGTTGTAAGTTTGAGAGCTAATCCGAATTTAGATGATGGTGGTTTTAAAGTAGGGGCGAAAATGGTAGTTGACGATGAATTCAAAGAGCATTTAAAAAAATCTGAGGAAGAAGAGGACGAGATGCCTGACGAATTAAAATGGCGACCTAATTTTTTAAAAATAAAAAATATAAGTTCAAACCCTTGTTTTGGACTAAGAATAAAAAGGACAATACAAAGCTTAGTTGTAAAAGAACACTTTCAAGATTTGGAGTTTTATGTACTGAAAGGTGACGACGAATTATACGTTCCAATGAAAACTATTAATAGCCTTGTATATCCTACGGTAATTGTAGAAGTAGAGTATACAACATTAGCGAATGAAAAAATGATATTTAGGAGTGAAACAACAGTTGAAAATGGAAAAGAGGTAAAGATTAGTCAAAGTATTTATGTCGTAAAAAGATGGTGGAGAAACGAAAAAATAGTTCAAACTACAGTTTCAAATATAGAATGGAAAGATATAAAATAAGTGGCAGAGTCGTGACCGCTTTTTGGCAGGAAATGTGCCGGTTGTTTTGGAATTCACGTGATATATTTGTATTGTGAGAAGTGGCGGAAAACACAACTCACAATGTTCCTTTATAAACTATATGTTGTCTAAACGATTTCGTAATGATGGCACATAAAATCCGAAACCAGCAGATGGTTATGATTGAATGGTACCGTTATTAGGGAGAGCTTTTGCTCTTCTTCCAGTTACTTAATATTGTTGATGCGTATCAGTGGTTCATCATTAGGTGATTGGAATAAGGATAAAACTTCACGTACCGGAATTAAAGTACAAATTAATAACCCATTTCATAGCATCCATAAGGGTGCTTTTTATTTTGGAGGAGGATAAAGGATGGAATCTATTACAGAAAAAATTGCTGATTTTGAAAAAAAAATTAACGATTTACAAAGAGATAAAGATGGCCTGAAACAAACATTACTTGATGTTTCAACGATGGTAGAAGGATTGAATAGAAGGGTCAATATGTTAGAAGGAGCGTTAGCAACGAAAGCTGATATAACTCATGTTCGATGATTAATCAAACAAACTGAGGAGGATTCACAAGATGGCTAATAACAAATTAAAGATTAATATTGATGCTGATACAACAGAAGCATTAAAACAAATGAAGGAAGTAACGGAAGCTGCTAATGAATGCGTGGCTGCATTTGAGAAGTTAGAAAGGGTTATAGGTAGGTTTACGAATAAAACGAATTCTTTGCTTATAGAAGTACCAGTTGTTTTAAACGGTAAAACGATAGCTCAAAAAGTTGGTGAGATTACTGAAATTAAAGGAAGATTTTAACCTGAGGTGATAAGAAGTGAAACTAAATAAACAAGAACAAACAGTGGTTGTCGGCCATTTAATTAACAATGTTATTGGAGTGGAATTAGTTAAACAACACATTGATCCACAGAAATTAGAGAAGGCTATAGCTTTACATAATGAGATAAATGATGACATGACACCGAAACAATGTCGAGAGTCTCTTATTAGTGTGTTAGATAAAACGATTGATGAGTTTTTAAAACAATAGCAATAAAAAAGGAAAAGCAACTCGCTTTGGGGTGCGAATCACTTTTCCTGATGGCAATGTTAACTTTATTATAACAACTTGTATTTATTTGGTAAATATATAATTGGAATATTCTTTTAAAAGAGGTGAAGATAATTGGATAGCGTTTTAAACGGTAAGATTGCTGCACTTGGTCTTATGCTTATTGATAAGAAAGCATATATCAAATACCTTAAACCACTTGAAAAAGCGCACAAAAAGTCTGGAATAGATGTTAAGTATTACAAGCTATATGGTGGGAAACCTATGTTTTATTCTGTGGAATACCTGGAACAAACATCGATAAAAGAATTATTGGAAAAAGATAAATGGAGAAAGGATTTAAATGTAAAGGGTGAGATAGATGTGTGAGGTTCGTAATGAGATTAACTATTATCATACTTCTAAATGTTTAGTGTGCGGTCATCAGGAGAGAGTTAATTATCCTTCTAAAGAGGCGTATCAAGAAGTAACAGTTTGTCCTAAATGTAACGATGCTTTTGTAGATATGTGGAAGTTAGAGAAGTACAAACAACATATCAATCAACATAAAGAATGTGAACATAAATATCAATTGATGGATAGTAAAACAACCACGATACAAGCTGACAATAAACAAGTATCTATCCATATCTTGGGGAGTTTCTATTGCGAGAAATGTCTTGATATTCAATTCCGTGGAAAGATTGAGGAAGGAAAATGATAGAATGCTATGGCTATTAGCTTATCTTATTGTCGGGCTACTATATACTACAATCAGGTTATATCCATCGATATGTGAGGTTGCATATAAGAATGTGGACGATGCTGTATGGTTGATAGCAACAATTGTTATATCAATTGCTGTTATCTTCTTTTTAATTCCATTCTGGATTATCCTGTTAGCTCTTGATATAGCTAAGTTGTTTTATAAACAAAGAGGTAAGCTTCATGAATGAATATAAAACCAGACAACAGAAGCGTAAGTTCTATGACAGTGGTGAGTGGAAGAGTATACGTGAGCAAGTAAAGAAGCGAGACAACTATGAATGCCAAGAGTGTAAACGTAATGGTAGTGTTCGTGTGGACACCAATGAATACAGTGAGAGTGCAAAGCGTAAGAAGATTCAGCTCGTTGTCCATCATATAAAAGAACTAGAACATCATCCAGAACTTGCATTAGAAATAGATAACTTAGAAACAGTCTGTGTGGATTGCCATAATAAAGAACACGGTAGAACATTCAAAAAGAAACCGAATAAATGGGAAAACGATGAAAAGTGGTAAAAATGATTCGATAATAATACCCCCCGGTTCAAGAATTGGGCTTTTTTTCGTCTAAGGGGCACCGGAGGAGGGGGTTAACTGTCAGGTTTTTTTCGAAATTACGCACGTTAGGGGGGATGGGTAGATGGCTGTTAGTATTGTAAGGTTAAAAGAACAGCTCATGAATAGTATTGATATTACAGATTTAGTCGAAGTTGAAAAAGTAGAAAGATATATTGATCTGGTCAAAGCATTTAGAAAAATAAATAAAACCATTAATAAAGAAGGCGAGTCTGTAACAGTAAAAAATGGTTCCCAAGTTTTTGTTAAAGCCCACCCTCTTATAAGTGAGAGAAACAAAATTAACAGTTCTTTAATTGCTTTAGGAAGAGATATAAAATTTGTTCCTAAAGTTGGTGCTTCTAATACGGGATACAGTCCAAGTGATTTAATATGATTAAGCAAAAGTATGTAGATGAATACATTGAACTTTATAGAAGTGGAAAAATAAAGTTCAATAAGGAAAGAGAACTGTTAATTGACTATCTAGAAAAATATGTTTTGAACAGAGACGATTTGTATTTTGATGATGAAATGATTGAGAAGTGTATTCGCTTTGGAGAGAAATGGTACTTTCCGTTACAATCATTTCAGAAATTCTTAATAGCATTCATTTTTTTATTTTATAAGAAAAACGGACGTGTATTTTATCGGAAGTTCCTATGGATGCTTGGACGTGGTGGCGGTAAAAACGGGTTAATATCAGTCATTATTCATTTTTTAATTAGTGAAATGCATGGTATTCCGGAGTATAACATTTCTGTTGTTGCAAACAGTGAAGAGCAGGCAAAAACGAGCCCAGATGAAGTTCATAAATGCGTCAAACGAAATGAAATATTGCAAAGAGCATTTAAAACAACATTAACTCAAACGGTTTCTAAAGCTACTGGAAGTGTTTTGAAGTTTAGAACATCTAACGGAGATACAAAAGATGGATTACGTGATGGTGCAGTCGTATTTGATGAAATACATCAATATGAAAGTAATAAAGATGTTCGAGTCCACATTAGTGGTTTAGGGAAAAAGAAAAATCCACGTGAGTTTTACATTGGTACAGATGGATATGTTCGTGATGGTTTCTTAGATAAACAAAAAGAAAAAGCAATGAAGGTATTAAATGGTGAAGCACGTCCGAATGCTATCTTTCCATTCATTTGCAAATTGAATGATGAAAAAGAAGTTGATGATCCAGATAATTGGGAAATGGCAAACCCAATGTTATCTCAGCCGTTAAGTGAGTATGCTGAAGGTTTGCTCGAAACAATAAAAGAAGAGTATGAGGATTTAGAGGACGATCCAAGTAACCGTGAAGAGTTTATGACAAAGCGAATGAACTTACCTGTTACAAATTTAGAAAGATCTGTTGCGAAATGGTCAGAAATCCTTGCTACAAATCGTCCTTTCCCTGATTTATATGCCCAAGAATGCATAGGAGCATTAGACTTTGCGAGTATTCGGGACTTTGCGGCATGTGGTCTTTTATTTAGACAAAATGGTGAATATATCTTTAAAACACATTCCTTTGTACGAAAAGAATTTGTTGATATCTATTACGGATATTCTAAAAAAGCAGGCGAGTTCAAGAAACAAAAATTCGCTCCAATTAAAGAGTGGGAAGAGCAAGGACTACTAACAGTTGTGGATGAACCGACTATTAATCCTCAGCACATTGTTGATTGGTTTGTAGAAATGCGTGAACAATATGGGATTAAAAAGATTATAGCTGATAACTTCAGAATGGAAGCAATAAGACCATTATTGGTAGCAGAAGGATTTGAAATAGAGGTTATACGAAACCCGAAAGCAATTCATAGTTTGTTAGCTCCACGTATTGAAATGGCGTTTGCAAATAAACAAATTGTTTTTGATGATAATCCGCTAATGCGTTGGTATACACAAAATGTATTGGTTGTTATCAAAAGTGATGGAAATAAAATATACGAAAAGAAAGAGCCTGTTCGTAGAAAAACAGATGGGTTCCAATGTTTTGTTCATGCTCTTTATCGGGCGGATGAGATACAAGAAGCAACTGACTTTGTTATAGGTAACATTAAATTCTAATAAAGGGGGTGATAATCATTGGATGGTTAGGTTCAGTATTTAAAAGAAATAAAGAATTAGAATTCATGCTGGATCTGGACATAATAACTGATACAGCAAACAGACTTCATATGAAACGATTGGCGATTGATACATGCGTTTCATTTTTAGGAAGAACAATTAGTCAATCTGAATTTAGAGTAAGAAATGGTAAAGCATTTAAGAAGGATGAGCTTTATTATCGATTAAATGTAAGGCCAAACAAGAATATGACCGCAAGTACCTTTTGGGAAAGGTTTGTTCGCAAACTTATTTATGATAATGAGTGTTTAGTCATACAAGCAGATGATGGTGATTTACTTATTGCAGATGGATTCCAACATAATGAGTATGCTGTGTTTGAAGATACCTTTACTGATGTAAGGGTAAAAGATTATACGTTTAAGAGAAGTTTTAAGCAAAGCGAAGTTATTCATTTGAAGTATCGGAATGATAAATTATCTCCACTTATTGATGGATTGTTTGCAGATTACGGTGATTTATTTGGTAGGATACTAAACTCACAGAAACGTAAAAATCAAGTTCGTGGCACGGTTGATATGGATATGATTGGTGCTAAAACTGAGGAACAAATAGCAAAGCTACAAGAATTTATAGACAATATGTATAAGTCAATCGGTTCAAAAGATATAGCTATTGTTCCACAGCAAAAAGGTATTAATTATAACGAGATATACAATGGTGTTGCAAATGGTCCAAGTGTGGAAGAAATCAATAAAGTAACAAATGGTTTCTTGAATCAAGTAGCTATGGTAATTGGTATTCCTATAGCTCTGATATATGGAGAAATGGCTGATGTAGAAAAACAAACGAAAAATTATATGCTTTTCACAGTACGACCATTATTAAAAAAGCTATCTGACGAAGCGAACGTTAAATTCTTTGAAATGAGTGAATATCTTTTAGGACGAAAAATTGAGGTTAAGGCTGTTTCCTATCAAAGTATATTTGATCTTGCGACAAGTATTGATAAACTCATTTCTTCAAGTGCATTTACAGGAAATGAAATTCGTTCAGAAGTAGATTATGAGGAGTCGGATGATCCAAATCTAAATATCCATCATATTACGAAGAACTATACAAAATTAAATGAATCTGAAGGGGGTGAGAAATGATGGAGCATGTGAATATGAATAAGCTTTTGAACTTAAAACGAGATATTCGTTTTGAAGCTAAAGGTGAAAATGAATACAAATTAACTGTTTATGGGTCAATTGGTGGATGGTTTAGTGAAAACAATGCTGAAGCAGTAAGAAGAAAAATTCAAGATGTTAAAGCAGAAAAAATTCACGTTCATATTAATTCGGGTGGAGGTTCCGCTTTTGATGGTGTAGCAATTTGTAATCAATTAAAGCAGCATAGTGCAGAAATTATAGTTCATATTGATGGTTGGGCAGCTAGTGCCGCGTCTGTAATTGCAATGGCAGGTGATAAAATCATTATGCCTAGTAATACTATGATGATGATTCATCAAGCAAGTACCTTTGAATATGGAAATGCAGATTTATTTGAAAAAACAGCACGAAATTTACGAAAGATTGATTCAGCTTTAGCAGCATCTTATAAAAAACGTTTTGTTGGGACAGACGAAGAATTAAAACAACTTTTAAAAGATGAAACTTGGCTAACAGCAGAAGAAGCGGTTGCTCTTGGTTTAGCTGATGAAATTGCTGATGAAATTGAAATTGATGATACGCAAGAAGATGAAGAAGTGGAAGTTGTAGAAAATTTTAAAGAAGATTTAGTAGCTAAGTATATGAAACAACCAAATAATCAAAATCCCAAAGAGCCTATTCAAGAGCCTGTTAATACAAAACAGAATCTGAGTACGCTCTTTTTAACTTTAGGAGGAAAATAAAATATGGTTATTAAGTTTAATAATTTTGAAGAGAAGAAACTAGCTTTCGCGAAAGCAACACAAGAAGGTACAGCGGAAGAACAATCAGCAGCGTTAAATTCCATGATTGAAGCACTTGCTACAGATGTTCGTTCAGATATTTTAAATCAAGTGAATGAATCAATGGTAGATCGTTCTATTATGCAATCTCGCGGTGCTAATGTACTAACAAGTGAAGAAATGAAGTTCTTTAATGCTGTTGTTGAAGATGGTGGTTTTAAATCTACTGAAACTTTACCTAAGACAACACAAGAGAGAATTTTTGATGATTTAGTTCAAGGACATCCGTTACTAGAGCATATCGGTTTAGAGAATTTAGGAGCCGTGACAGAATTTATTTATGGAGATCCAGAGGGTGCAGCTGTATGGGGACCGTTATTTGGTGATATTAAAGGGCAATTAAATGCTACATTCCGAAAAGAATCAATTACTCAACTGAAATTAACAGCATTTATTCCATTAGCAAATGATATGTTGAAGCTTGGTCCAGTATGGGTGGAACGATATGTTCGTACAATGATTACAGAAGCAATGTCAGTAGGTTTAGAACGTGGTTTTGTAGCTGGTACGGGTAAAAATGAACCTATCGGATTATTAAAAGACCCTAGCGGAAGTGTTACGAATGGAGTATATCCAGATAAAAAAGTTGCTGGAACTTTAACTTTTGAGCCTGGTCGCAAAACAATTAATGAACTAAAAGGCGTGGTCAAATTATTGGCTAAGAAATTAAATCCTGATGGTAAAACAGATGCAGATCGACCAAAAAATATTGCTGGTAAAGTAGTTATGGTAACAAATCCATTCGATACTTTTGATATTCAAGCAAATGCTACGATTCAAAATGCGGCAGGTGTATATGTAACGAGCTTACCTTTTAATCCAATCCCAACAGAATCTGTATTTGTACCTCAAGGACAAGTGGTTTTCTTTGTTAAAGGAGAATACATTGCAGCGATGGGTGGAACAGAGCCAATCAAAAAGTATGAAGAAACATTAGCTTTAGAAGATGCAACTGTTTATATTGCTAAACAATATGCTACAGGTAAACCGAAGGATAAATACACTTCACAAGTTTATACACTAAAGCTTGAAGAAGTAACTCCACCAACACAAGGATGATGTGAATGAATACAGTAATTTCGAATGAAATATTACAGCAATTCAAAGATAGGATGCACTTAGGGGATGAGGAAGACGACAACCTAAAACGTATCCTTTCTACGTCTAACAAGGCATTACTTAGGATTTGTGGGAATTATGATTTAAATAAAGACGAGGAGTTCAAAGAATTAGTCTTTGAACGTTCTCGTTATGTTTATAACGATGCATTAGAGTATTTTGACAAGAATTTTTTAAGTCAGATTAATAGTTTAGGTATCGATAAAGCATTAGAAGAAATTAAATTAGACGGTGATTAATATGCGTCCTTTTCAGTACAAGAAACCACTGAATACAGGTGATTGTAGAAATCGAATTATCATTGAACAACCTGAAGTAATAAAAGATGATTTGAATCAAGAAGTTGAAACAGGTAATTGGCAAGAAGTGAAAAAAGCATGGGCAATGATAAAAACGGTAAAAGGTTCAGAGTACATTGAAGCTTCGGCTTCACAGTCTACACGAGTTTATCGGTTTGTAATTCCTTATACAACAGGAATTACAGAATTAATGCGAATTAAAATGAAGAATCGTATCTTTGACATTATCGAACCGCCAATGAATGATGATGAAATGTATCAAACATTGACTATTATCGCAAAGGAGCATGTTTAATATGAATGATTTTGCGAGCGAACTTGCTAGGGAATTACAAAGATATGCTCATGTTGTGGAAGAAGAGTTAATGATAGCAGAAGAAGTAGTAGCTGATGTTGCTGTAGAAAAATTAAGGCAAGGCAGCCCTAAAAAAACAGGTGCTTATCGTAAAGGATGGCGTAAGAAAAAAGAAGGTAATGGTTTTGTCGTTCACAATACAAAAGGTCAATTAACACATCTTTTAGAAAAGGGACATGCGAAAGCTGGGGGTGGCCGTGTGCCGGCACAAGTTCATATCCTTCCAGTTGAACAGTATGTAATTGATGAGTTGCCAAGACGTATTGAAAGGGCGATTCAACAATGACGTTAGGTGAATTAACAAAAATCCTTGAGGCTACAGGTTATCCTGTGGCTTATTCGCATTTCACAGCAACGCCGACCAAGCCAGTTCCAGCGCCACCTTATATATGTTTCCTTGTGGATGGATCAGCAAATTTAATGGCTGATAACAAGGTTTATCACAAAATAAATGATGTAAATATTGAGCTTTACACAACTAAAAAAAACTTAGTTGCAGAAGCCAAACTTGAAAAAGTACTAGACGATCATGAGATTCCTTATGACTCACCGATTGAAGGGATTATTGAATCTGAAAATATGTATCAGAAAATATATGAAATGAGGTTGATATAAATGAATAAAGAAAATAAAGTTACGTTTGGTTTAAAGAATGTACATTATGTCCCATTTGATACTCAAGATTTTTTAGTAAAGTTTGCGACACCGATTCCATTGCCTGGTGGGGTGGAACTAACATTTGAACCACGTGGTGATTTAATTGAATTCTATGCGGATGACATGCTTTATTACGCAGCAAGTAATAACCAAGGTTACGATGGAACGCTATCCATTGCGACTATTCCGGAACAATTTGCTATTGATGCATTAGGTGAGCAGTTAGATGAAACCGACGGTGTATTAAATGAATTAGCTGATGCGAAAGGGAAGCCATTTGCACTACTATTTGAATTCGATGGCGATGTAAACGCGACTCGACATGTTATGTATAACTGTGCAGCAAGCCGTCCAACAATTGCATCTAAAACAAAAACAAATTCAGCTGAACCAAATACAAATGAACTGAAGTTTGTTTCTAGTCCAATCGTTTTAGCTCCTGGTGGAAGACCTATGGTTAAAACAAAAACAACATCTAAAACAACTCAAGCGATTTATGATAATTGGTACAAAGAAGTGTACGTTAAAAAACCAGCAGCACCAAAAGGAGCGTAATAGTAAATGGAAAAGACAATTACAGTAGATGGTCAAGACATTCGTTTAAAAAGTACAGGAGGGACACCAGTCCGATTTAAAGCGCAATTTGGAAAGGATTATTTCGCACAACTTCTTAAGTTAGCACCACTTGGGAAAATTGATATGGAGAATCTAGATCCAAGTAAGTTAGATAATGTGGATTTTGAAGTGTTTTATAATCTCGTTTGGACTATGGCGAAAACGGCTGATCCAAAGATACCAGAGCCGATGGTATGGTTAGATTCATTTGATGAATTTCCAATCATAGAAATCTTAGAAGATATTCAAGATATGATAGCTTCCACAATTCAATCTAAAAAAAAGTTGTAGATAGCAATAATAATAGTCAACAAGGAGCGAATCAGGGTGATGTGTTCACCACTGAGACGTTCCTTGTTTTGTGTTATAAATGCAAACTTACAAAAGCGGATTTAGAAGATATGACAATTGGTATGTGCCTTGATTATATCGATGAATATTTAGAAATGCAGAAGCCACCACAAGAAAAAACACGGAAAGCAACGCAAGCAGACTTTAATAGTTTCTAAAGAAGAGAGGTGAGAAAATGGCAGGGAAAATTAAAGGAATTACGATAGAAATTGGTGGGAATACAGAGCCGTTACAAAATGCTTTAAAAGATGTAAATAAACGAAGTAATGATTTAACCAAAGAATTAAAAGATGTTGAACGTCTTTTGAAATTTAATCCAGGTAATGTTGAAGCATTAGCACAAAAACAACAATTACTTACACAAGCAATTGAAAATACAACACAAAAGCTAGATAAATTGAAGGCAGCAGAACAACAGGTACAAGCTCAGTTTCAAAATGGAAAGATTTCTGAAGAAAAATATCGTGCGTTTAGGCGTGAAATTGAATTTACAGAAGGGTCACTTAATGGTCTGAAAAATAAGCTTGGAAATATGAAGGCTGAACAAGACAACGTAGCAAGTTCAACAAGGCAATTGGAAACATTATTTAGAGCTACAGGTAAAAGTGTTGATGATTTTGCAGGAGCGTTAGGAAATCGTCTTGTGAATGCAATTAAAAGTGGTACGGCTACCAGTAGGCAGTTAGATCAAGCGATTGGTCTTATTGGCCGTGAAGCATTGGGAGCGGAAGCTGATATTGAAAAGCTACAACGTGCGCTTCGTTCTGTTGATGATGGTAATTCAATACAACAAGTTCGGAATGATTTAAGGGACCTTTCACGTGAAGCTGAAAGAGCAGGTAAAAGCTTCAAAGAGTTAGATATCGGTTTAGAAAATATGTTAGGCGGAGCAATGGCAGCTGGTGGTATCTCAGGTGTAATTGAAAAAGCGCTTGATACATCGAAATTAAAAAACAAAAATCGATGTGACTTTTGAAGTCCCGGCATCATCTAAGAAATCAGTTGAACAAGCGGTTCGAGGAATCGAAGCATATGGTGTAGATGTGGAAGAAGCACTTGAGGGGACACGTAGACAATGGGCTTTAAATAAAACCGTAAGCGATACAGCTAATACGTCAATCGTAAAAGGTGCAGCAGCCATTACTACAGCTTATGCTGGTATTGATTTTACTGAGTTAATTCAAGAATCGAATGAAATTGGGAATGAATTAGGGATAACTAATGAAAGTGCTCTAGCATTAACAAATTCTCTTTTAAAAATGGGATTCCCACCTGAGCAATTAGATATTATCGCTGAATATGGCGGTCAATTAACGCGAGCTGGTTATACAGCTGAAGAAGTACAAGCAATTATGGCAGCGGGTGTTGATACAGGAACTTGGAATATCGATAACTTATTAGATGGACTGAAAGAAGGTCGTATCAAAGCAGCTGAATTTGGGCAGGGTGTCGATAAGTCTATGAAAGAAGCTCTGGAAGGCACAAAAATTTCCGCTGATCAGTTAGAAAAATGGGGGCAATCTGTAGCAAAAGGTGGTAAAGAAGGCTCAACCGCTATGACAAGTATCGCTAAAGCTTTAAATGAAGTTGAAAATGAAACAAAGCGAAATGAGATTGGTGTAAAACTTTTCGGTAGATGATAAATTGTGCCGAAGTAAAATCGCGGTATGAAGCAAGAAGGGTGAGATTCCTGACTTGAACCGAAGGCTATACGAAGTATAGTCAGGGGCAGAGCATAGAGGGTGAAAAGATATAATCCCTCCACGAGATCGCGACACTTATTAGTGAAAACGTATGCCGAGCTTGCATTAATAGGAAGTGCAAGAAGTAGAGGATAAAAAACCTTTACGATAACAAAATGACAATGTTTGAAGATCAAGGACAAAACATTATAGATACATTGTTAAATGCTCAAGGTAAAGTTATAGATTTAAACGTGAGTCAAGAAGAGTTAAATGCAATGATTAAGAAAATGGATGCAAGTCCAGCTGTAAAGTTCCAAAAAGCAATGGGTGACTTAAAAATGGCACTTGAGCCACTTTTGGGTATTGTAGCTAATATTATTGGAGCTTTTGCAAGTTGGGTTTCAGCGCATCCAGCATTAGCCGCAGCTTTAACAACTGTTGCTGTAGCATTAGGGATTTTAATTGGAGCTTGCATGGCTCTAGCCCCGGTATTTGTCACCTTATCCAGTATAGCTGGAATAGCAGGTGTAAGTATTGGGGCTGTTGCTGGTCCAGTTGCATTAGTGGTAGGAGGATTTATAGCCGCCACAGCAGCTATAGTTGGATTGGTAATCGGAATTAAAAAGTTGTGGCAAACAAATGAAGGTTTTAAAAACAGTATTTCTGGCGTGATAAGCGGTATACAGAGCTTTATAGATATACTCGTTTCATTAGGTAAATACTTATTCTGGACGGCCGCAGACGGTGATCACTTAAATGATTGGATTACACATTTGCCAAAAGGATTCCAAGATGCAGCTGAAATGATAGGATTAGCGGTTAGTAAAATACGCGAAGCATGTCTTCAACTTTTTGATGCTATAAAAGCAGTATTTTCAGGAGATTTTAGCCAATTAGGAGAGATTTTTAAGACAATTGGTCCTTCTATAGCGGGGGCAATTATTGGTGGGCTTCCTGGTGTTCTCATCTCAGTATCTCGTTATTTGCCAGCGATAGCAGAGTATTTGAATGCAAACTCCGGAATTATTCTTGAAACCATAACAAATATATTTACCAATATAGCTAATTTCGTAACAACAGCATTACCGCAATTTCTTGAAGTCGGATCTCAAATGATTTCAAGTTTTGTAAATGGTTTGGTTGTAGCGGCTCCAATTATCCTGGAAGCCTTAGTTGGAATCATTAATACAATTTCACAAATGATTGCAACTTATCTTCCTATGATTGTGCAAACGGGAATACAAATTATTCAAACCTTAATTTCTGGAATTGTACAGGTCTTACCAGCGCTTATAGAGACAGGGCTTCAGTTAATTATGACTTTAATTAATGGAATTATGCAGATGATTCCACAATTAATCCCAATAGCTGTAACGATTATTGAGACCATTATTAATGGGATTATGTCGTTTTTACCTCAGTTAATTGAAATAGGAATAAATTTATTAGTTTCGTTAATCACAGGTATTACACAAGCTTTACCTATGATCGCTTTAGCGATTATTACAGTCATTACAACTTTGATTGAAGCAATTACATCAAATCTTCCACAGGTTATTGAAGCTGGTGTTAAAGTTTTAATTAGTTTAATAGATGGAATCATTAAAATGCTACCGCAATTAATAGATTTAGCGATAAATCTTATAACGAAAATAGCAGATACATTACTAGCAAACTTACCCAAAATAATTGAATCTGGTATAAAAATTCTAATGGCTATTATCGATGGGATTGTAAAAGTCTTACCGCAACTTATTAATGCAGCCTTAGATTTAATTGTTAAAATAGCATCTACATTAATCGCTAACTTGCCAAAAATCCTTGAAGCTGGTATTAAAATATTGCTTATGTTAATTGCAGGGATTGTCCAAGTCTTACCACAGTTAATCGGGGCAGCTCTTAATCTTATTATCACTTTAGCAGGGGAATTAATTAGAAACTTGCCAAAGATACTTGAAGCTGGTGTTCAATTAATTTGGGCATTAATAAAAGGTATTGTAAGTATGGTGGGACAGTTAGGTTCTACAATTGTGACTGATATTATACCGAAGATTGTTGATACTTTAAGAAAAATCGACTTATTTAAGATAGGTAAAGATATAATAAGTGGATTGATAGACGGTTTAGGAAGTATGGCTGGAAAAGTGTTAGATAAGGTGAAATCCATCGGTAGCAGTATTTTAGATGGTTTTACTGGATTCTTTGACATTCACAGTCCATCAAGATTAATGAGAGATCAAGTTGGTAAGTATATTGGTGCTGGTCTTGCGATTGGTATGGAAAATTCAATCGGAATAATAAACCGCGCATCTCAAGCGATGAGCGAAGCAGCAGTACCGACAGTTAATGTTGGCAATATAGGATTACAAGCCAACGGATTATATCAAGGACAAGGTGTAAATGGTGAATTTGCATTCCCAGGTGGTGGATTAGCAATTGAAGTGCCTATCAATTTAGATGGACGAGAAGTTGCACGTGGTACTTATCGATATACAACCGAGTATCAAGAAAGAGAAGAAAAAAGAAACTCAGACTTTTAAGTTTGGGTTTCTTTTATTTTATAAAGAAATGAGGTGTCAAAATGAGCTCTTTCAAATTTAACAATGAACGTAAAAATTATATCCAAATTGCAAAAGGTTGGAAAAGACCAGCTTGGGCACCGTTGAAACGGAATTTTCTAAGGACCCCAGGATATCCAGGTGCAAGATTATTAAATACACAAACAGAAATGCGTGTGTTATCAATTCCTGTAGGAATCATAGTTCCTGATGATTCTGATTTAGAAATGTTAAAAGAAGAAATTGCAAGTTGGTTAATAACAGATGAACCAGTAGAGCTTATTTTTGATGTAGAACCCAATAGAACATATTTAGCAGTTGTGGATGACAGTTTTGATCCAGATGAGTTTGTAGAACTTGGAATAGGAACTCTTACCTTCATTTGTCCAATGCCATATAAATCAGGTCCTGTACAAAGTAAAACCCTTGCTATTGAGAACAGTGATTTAAAGTCTAACTTTATTAACAAAGGATCTGTAGAGTCTAATCCAATTATTGATATAACTGTAGGGGCAAAGAGTCCTTTTCTTGATGTATGGAATGGTGACGAATACTTTAGGCTAGGTTATCCAGTTCCAGTACAGACAGTTGTGGTATCTAGAGAGGAACGTATTTTATGGGATGAAATGACTGACTTAACTAAATGGACACCGTATACTCAAAAAATCGGTTATATTCAGCCCGCAGGTAGTTTTAAAATATGGCAAGGTTACGCATTCTATGCTGAAGATTATGGTAATGGTACCGCTTGGCATGGACCTGTAATGACTAGAGCAATTCCTCAAGATGCTACTGATTTTATTTTAGATTGTCAATTCACAATGCGTTCTAATAGAGTTGGTCAGATGGGTTCTGTAACTGTATTCCTTCTAGGAGACAATGACGAAGTTATGACCATGCTAGATTTAACAGATTACTACAATACCATGCAGAACATTAACGCTAGAGTTGGTGTAGGTTGGATGGAATCTGAAGTCAATAAAGATAACTATAGAATTATCGAATCTACAGGTGGTATTCGTGAAGGATCGTTCAATGACTTTAGAGGTCATTTGTCAATGAAACGCGAGGGCAACAAGTGGTTTGCTAAAGCATCTAAATACAGAACGAATACAGAGATTGATAACGATACTGAATTAGATTATTGGATAGACGTAAGTAATACATCAAAATATACAAGTATGAAGCCAAAGAAAATAGCTGTAGCAGTTACTAAATACGGAAATAATGATGCGATGGAAGTCGCGTTTGTTGAAGACGTTAAGTTTTACAAGATTAATCATTTCGATAAAGATGTAACACCTTATATTTTTGATATAGGAGATAAAATTCAAATAGATACAGAAAGATCATTAGTAACAATCAATGGAACAAATGCAATTGCACTAAAAGATATATTTAGTTCATTCCCTGTTATAAAAAGGGGGAAAAATGAAGTTATAATACGTCCAGCAAATGTAGGAATAGCAAAATTGACGTATAGGGAGCGATTTAGATGAGTGCACCAAGTGGAGACTTACATGTTGTTGATTTTAAAACAAATCAAATCGTTTCAGCTGTACAAACTAAAGACTATTGGGATGACAAACGACATTGGGAAATCAAAAATAATATCGATACTCTAGAGTTTAGGGTATTTGAGAATACAGATCATGCAGCAACACTTGTACAACAAAATTTAGTACTAAAAGAAGTACGCGGTGGTAGAATCGTTCCTTATGTCATTACAGAAACGGAAAAGGATTCTAAAGATAGATCATTAATGGTTTATGCATCTGGTGAATGGATTCAGCTTGCTAAGGCAGGAATTATTGAGCCGCAAAAAATAGAAAGTAAAACATTGAAACAATGTATGGAAATAGCTCTTAAAGGGACGAAGTGGAAAATAGGTAAAACCGAACATGATGGAGCGCATTCAATGGTAATTGAAGAATTTACTGATCCATTGGATTTGCTTAAGAAAATTGCCGCTTCATTTGAATTAGAAATTCAATATCGCGCTGAAGTTGTTGGTTCTAAAATTGTTGGACGCTATGTGGATATGGTTCAGAAACGAGGGCGAGATACAAGAAAAGAAGTAACCTTTGGTAAAGATTTAATAGGAATTAAACGAATTGAGAACTCTCAAAACATTTGTACAGCCTTATTGGGTTTTGTAAAAAAAGAAAATGGAGAATTTATTACAATCTCATCCATAAATAAGGGTGTTCCTTATCTTGTGGATGATGCAGCTTACCAACGCTGGAATGAGAACGGAAAACATAAATTCGCTTTCTATACTCCGCAAACAGATGATCAAAATATGTCTCCAGAGAGACTTTTAACTTTAATGAAAACAGAAATGAGTAAGCTTGTGAATGCTTCCGTTTCTTATGGAGTCGATGCACAAAATATAGCAAGAATACCTGGTTTATCGCATGAAGAAATCAATGAAGGAGATACAATTCGAATTATAGATGAAGGGTTTACACCTAAGCTATATCTTGAAGCTCGTGCTATTGCTGGTGATGAATCTTTTAAAGATCCTACACAAGATAACTATGTATTTGGTGATTATCGTGAAATCGTTGATCAAAATGATGAGTTGCGAAGGTTGTATCAAAAGATATTAAGTTCATTGTATGACAAGGTTCCACAAGAGTTATTTGACCAATTAAATAATAAAGTAAAAGAACAAAACAAAGACATCATTGATGCTAAAGATAAAGCTGATCAGGCACAAAAAGAAAGTCAAACAGCAAAAGATTTGGCAGAAACAACGCAGAAATATATAGAGCAGAATATGGTTGATATCATCGAACAACCAACAGCCCCTACTGAAAATTTACGTGATGGAAAAACTTTATGGATAGATAGTTCTGATCCTGAAAATAAGGTGCAGAAACTTTGGAAAGATGGCCAATGGCAAAGGGTTACTCCGGACACAGGACCACTAAAGCAAAGCATTAAAGATGTTAAGGAAGATATTGAAACAGCTAAAACAGAATTAAATCAAAAGGTTCAAGAAGCACAGGGGCAAGCGACAGGACAATTCAACGAAGTAAAGGAAAGCTTACAAGGTGTGAGCCGTACAATTTCTGATGTACAAAATGAACAAGGTAATATTAATAAAAAAGTAACTCAAATAGAGCAAAACGCAAATGGATTTAAGACTTCTATTGAATCGTTAACTAAGAAAGATACTGAAATCAGTAATAAATTAAATACAGTCGAACAAACCGTAGAAGGCACAAAAAAGACGATTTCTGATGTGCAGCAAACAACAAGTGATCTTAAGAAAACAACAACTGAAATTAAAGAAGAAGCTGGGAAAATCAGTGAGAAGTTAACGAGTGTAGAGACCAAAGTTAATAACACTAAAATAGGTGGACGAAATGTTGTTCTCGGCACATCAATTCCAGCAAGTTTAATTGGTAATAATACAGCCAATCAAACTTTAAGTATTTATAACTTTGCAGGTGGTGATTCTAGTTCAATTATAGATAAGGAAATTTGTGTTTCCTTTGATTGGAAAGTTGAAGGTACAACGACACCATCGGGTACTATGTATATGCAAGGGAGTAATCCATGGCCCCTTATTGCATCCAAAATTACATTTTCCCCTCAAAACTTAAGCGGAAAATATTTGGGTGTAATCACGATTAGTGGTAGTGCTTTTAAGGCTGTAAATATGAGATTAGATAATTTCACAACTGGAGCAAAAATTACTGTATATAATTTTCAAATTGAAATAGGCAATAAAGCTACCGACTGGACACCAGCACCTGAAGATCAAGTAACAACTGATGAATTCACCAAGAAAACAACTGAGATTGAAAAAAGTGTGGAGGGAGTTACCTCTACTGTATCAACTGTTCAAAAAAATCAAGGTACAATGCAATCAACACTTAATAAAGTAGAACAGACCACAAACTCAAATTCTCAAAGTATTACATCATTATCGCAAACACAAGGGCAACAAGGGGCGATTATTCAACAAAACACGAGTGATATCACACAGTTGAATAATCAGATGAAATCTAAAGTGTCGGATACACAAATGCAGGAATATGTAGGTGGGTTAGGAAGCACGAACTTACTATTTAATGCTGCATTTGAAGACCGAGTAATAAACGCTTCCACAGGAGCTGTAACAAATACAACCCCAAGTACAACGAAATGGAGCATTGTAGGTACAGGTTCAGGGATTACTATAGTTCCTGAGAGTGCTAGACATCATGAAGGTTACAATTCTGTCAAAATTACAGCTACAGGTCAAACTTCTAGTAAGTGGTCTGGTATCATGCAACGTGTCCCAGCTGTACAAAATGGCGGTGATTATGTATTCTCCGCTTGGGTATACGTTCAGGATAAGAATACACTTGATAATGGTGGAGCGATTAAACTTCAATTCTTTAATGGGGCAAATGTAGTTTCAACATTTGTACAAACCGAGTTTAAAGATTTATTAGTCAACAATTCTTGGGTACTAGTATCTGTTAAAATTACTTCTCCTAACGTAGCGGTAACGCATTTACAAGGTGATATATGGGTTAGACAGAACGGTACAATTTGGGTATCTCAACCCCAATTACAACAAGGATCTACTCGTTCTACATTCATGGAGAACCCAAAAGATTACGCCAACTATGACCAGCTTGTTGGTGAGATTGCTAAAAAAGTAGCTACTAGTGATTTTAACAATAAAGTCACTCAAATGGAGACTACAATCAATCAGCAATCTAATCGTATTGACTTAAAAGCAGAAGCTACAAATGTTTACACGAAAACAGAAGCGGACTGTACATTTGGAAGCAAAGCTATTGTAGAATCTCATAGTTCTCAGTTATCTGTAATGAGTAATGAAATTAGTACAAGAATTAAAGCTGGTGAAATAGCTTCCGCAATTAACCAAACAGCTCAAGCTGTATTAATTCAGGCTAGGAAGATTTATCTTGACGGATACATTGAAGCAAAACACTTAAGAGCTCAAGAATTAGTAGGGATTACTATCAAAACAGCACCACAGGGTTCTAATAATAACCACATCCGCTTAAATGCACAGGACATGACTTTGTATGGAAGTGGCGCTAATCGTGCTTATTTGGGATTTATGGAGACGCCAGATGGAAGTATTCAACCTTCACTCGTCCTTGGTTCTGACAATATTAAATACAGGGGTACAGGATCGTTTTATATTTATCAAGTCATGCCGCGAATTAATGGAGTCGATCAACCTTCTAAAGCGTATGCAAAATTTGGGGTTTCTAAAGGAGAAAATGCAGAAGGAACTAATATTTGGTCAAATTATATTCAAATGCAGAATGACGGTGGACATCTGAGCGTATATTCAGATGGACAATTTCGTTTTCAAAACTTGAATGATATTATTTTTGAATCTGAAGGATGGGCTCCAGGATATGGTTACTTCTCTGTAACTACAACTGAACCGCATATTTTTAACAATAACAAGGGACAGTTTACTTTCAAAAGAAAAGGCAGTGACTATAAAATACATTTCATAAACGGCGCCACCGATCATGATTTAATCATGGGTAATGCATTAATAAGGTCAAGTTTTGTACAAGGTTATAACAATGGCTTGCAGATTAAAGATATGATGGGCCAAGGATGGAAAGATATAGAATTAAGAACACTACGAGCGCAAGAGAATGTAAATGCCAATGGTCAAATGTGGGCGAAAGCATTTAACCCTACGTCAGCTAGAAATATGAAAGAAAATATAAAAGATATTCCTTTCTCAGCTCTTGATAAAATCATGAACTTAGCTATCAAACAGTACAATTTCAAGGACGATATGTATGATCTGTATCAAATGCGTGTGAACAAGCCAGAAGAAAAAACAGAACCATATACAACTAAAGAAATTGAAACGTATTTCGGTATGATTGCAGACGATACGGATGCTATATTTACAGATAAAGAGAAACGGGCCATTAATTTATATAATACTGTTTCAATCTTTATTGCAGCTTTCCAACAGCAGTATCATCAATTTAACGAAGAGTTAACTACTGTTAAAAGTGAGAATAAACAACTAAAAGAGCAAGTTGCAACACTAACAAACGATGTGTCTACATTAAAAGAATTAGTACAAAAATTAATAAACGTGAAACCAGAGCAGCCATAAGCTGGTCTTTTTTTATTATCTAAAAAAGGAGAGGAAAAGATGGATCGTATTGATGTATTATTAAAAACCTTTATTGCCACTTTTGGTGGCTTCTGTGGGTATTTCTTGGGAGGATGGGATGCAACATTGAAAGTTCTAGTAATCATGGCAGCTATCGACTATATCACAGGAGTAGTCGCAGCAGGATACAACGGAGAGCTAAAAAGTAAAGTTGGTTTCAAAGGCATCGCCAAAAAGGTGGTGCTTTTTCTTTTGGTTGGAGTGGCGACCCAGCTAGATGTGGCACTTGGAAGTAATAGTGCTATTCGAGAAGCAACAATTTTCTTCTTTATGGGTAATGAATTACTTTCACTTTTAGAAAATGCTGGTCGAATGGGTATTCCGTTGCCACAAGCTTTGACAAATGCAGTTGAAATTTTAGGTGGTAAACAAAAACAAGAAGAGAAAAAGGGAGATGTTCAATAATGGAAATCAGAAAAAATTTAGTTGATGCAAGCAAATATGGTACTAAGTGTCCTTATACAATGAATCCAGAATTCATTACTGTCCACAATACTTATAACGATGCTACAGCAAATAACGAAGTGGCTTATATGATTCGTAATGACAACCAAGTATCGTTTCATATTGCGGTAGACGATAAAGAAGCTGTACAAGGTATTCCTTTAGAGCGTAACGCTTGGCATTGTGGTGATGGTGGTGGTAACGGAAATCGTAAATCTATTGGAGTTGAAATTTGTTACTCTTTAAGTGGTGGAGATCGATATTATAAAGCTGAAGATAATGCAGCTATCGTTGTAGCTCAATTAATGAAACAGTACAACATTCCAATCAGTAAAGTTCGTACACATCAATCATGGAGTGGAAAGTATTGTCCTCATCGTATGTTAGCAGAAGGACGTTGGAATAGTTTTATTGAAAGAGTCCAAAATGCATATAACGATGGAGGTAATAATGTACCCCAAACTCCTATTCCACCGTCATCTAGTGGGACAGGTATTGCATATATTGAGGTGAATAATGTTAACCTTCGTAAAGGACCTGGTACTGGATACGGGGTTATTCGTCAATTAGGGAAAGGAGAATGCTACCAAGTATGGGGTGAGTTAAATGGGTGGCTAAACTTAGGTGGCGATCAGTGGGTATATAATGATTCATCATACATTCGTTATACAGGAGAAAGTGCACCAGCACCTTCTAAACCTTCAAATGATGGCATTGGTGTAGTAACTATTACTGCTGATGTGTTACGCGTTCGTACTGGTCCAGGAACTAACTATGGCGTCGTGAAAAATGTGTACCAAGGTGAGAAATATCAAGCGTGGGGATATAGTGACGGTTGGTATAATGTTGGCGGCGATCAATGGATTTCTGGTGAATATGTGAAGTTTGAAAAGTAAAACATACTATCTAACAGCAAATGAAGCCTATGTGTATGTAAAGTAATTAAAAAGCTGAAAATAATTAGTCAGCTTTTTAATTACTATAATCTAGCATCTATCTAAAAATATTAATTTTCTGAATTTTCAATAAAAATGATTAGATTATACCAACTTAATGATAATGATTAAAGAGACTACTATAGAACCCAAACATTAATAGAAGAAAGACATATACAGGTATTATGAGTTTGAAAATTTTATAAACTCTAAAATCTTATAAAAAGAGGAGCATAAAACATGAGCGAACAATGTCCAATTAATGTACCATGTCAGGTAGCAGGGCAAACCCAAACACCATTAAGTGATGAGACTGCAACACCAATTGTTACTCCAGGAGCACCCATTGTAAAGATTCCAGTTGTATTAGCTGAAAGAACGCTTCAAATTGTTGTAGAGTCCGATATTTCATTAGAGCCTCCAGCAGTTGAAATTAAACGCATATTAAAAAACGTATTTTTAACACAATGTAAGTTAGTGCCTGTAGCATTTGTACCAGTACCAGGTACACCTTACCGACGAGTTACAAGAGCAAAATTATTTGTACAAGGCTATATTCGTAAAAATATTGAATATGCAAATAACGAGTGTAATGGAGTTCTATATGATCGTATTGCAAATGTTCCATTTTCTGGTTTTGCAGATCTGACAGAAGGTGATTTTCTATCATTAGCTTTAGTAGCTTCTTCTTCGGACACTACTTCTCATTTTATAAATCCTAAAAACGGTGATTTACCACGTCTAGACAAATATTTCTTTGAAAATGCAGTTTTTTATAACGAACAACCTTATTGTGAATTAGTAAGCGCTCAATTTTTTGAATTAGACTTTTCACCTTGTTCTACAGAGCTAAACGAACCATTTGATACGCTTCGTGAAAAAATTGTACTAGATCTTACTTTAAAAGTTTTACAAGTACAACAAGTACAAGTAGCA